CGGCATCTAGGCCAAGCATTGCAATGTGGCCAAGCATGTCGAGCTGGCGTCCCTCTTGGTATGCGTCTCTAACTTTTCTAGAGCCGCCATAGAGATCGTCTGCAACGTATGGGGCGTTTGCAACCGGTATCATCTCAGCAACCTTGGACATCGCGACAGCTTCCATAGGATCGCGCCCCTGATCGATAAGCGACTGTACCGTACCGCGGCGTGCGTTGAACATGTTGGGCTCGGCATTCATGTAATCCATGAAGCTGGAAAGCTGGTCTTCAGTGTACAGGTAATCGCCAAAGTCGCGGTATGTGCGACCTTGGTCGTCGGTCTTATATACCAACTTGCGCGCGTATGGATCGATCTGGTCGTATGCTAGGGAAATCTTCTTGCGGATGTCACTCATCAGGCCTCTCTTCAGTCACTCGAACTCTATACGTTGGCAGGAGGTCATTCTCGTCTCCCAAGGTTTCAAGAATTTCAATTTTAAAATTTGGATTAGTCTCTAAAAGAGATTTTCCAAAATCATTCATTTCGGTTTCATAAACGTGTGTACTCATTTCTCTAATCCTTCCAAATAATCGAGAATACTCATAAATTGTCCTTCCGGAGGTTTCACAAACTCAGGAACGACAGGGTTAAACTGCGTGAAAACATTTGGCCTAGCTTTGCGGTTTTGTAGACCAAGATATTTTGCGACTTTTGCCATATTCATGGCTTCAGAGATAATCAGGTCAGATCTCTCCCCGTCAGGGATGTTAATCTTATTAGTAGATAAAATGTCATCAACTTTTTCAATCGCTACTGGCAAAAAGCGATCTGCATCCTGACTAATATCGTAGAAGCCTTCAACCGGCTGACGCGTTGTATGGATCGCCTCACCTAGACCGCGCTCTTTCTTATAACCTTCAGACGCCCAATAACTTTGCGGCGGGTAGGGATCGTAAAACTCTTTTGGCTCCTGCCGAAAAGGCGATGTTCTTACTTTAGAGCGCGCAAGCGATGCCTCGGCACCGCGAATATTGGGGTTCGTCAGATGCTTCATAGGGTCAATGACAGGCCGCACTTCATCTGAGAAGTGAAGCAAATCAAGTAAACCGCGTGCATATTTTAACGGGTTAGCCATCAGGAGCCGTCACCTTCTAGCGTTGCAAAGTAATTAAGAATATCGCTTGCCATTGGTGCGGCGGCGCCTACGCTAAAGATTGGCATACCTGCGCGAACTATCCCGAGGCGAACAACATCCCTTGGCGGCACACCGGTGATAGCGCTAGTGCGCTCGATACCCTCATTCACAAACTGGATCATAGGCTTACCCTCTTTTCCAGTTCCTCCATGCCAGACGACTTCCTGAAAATTCATAGGCGTGACGCCTTTTTTATCAGCAAGCTCAATCGCCACTTCTTCAACAGCGCCATATGTGTTGGGCGTTGGCACTTGCTGATTATACCCAATCGTCATCATCTGCTCGTCCATAGTCGAACGATCCGCAGCGCCTTGAAAGTTTGTAGAAAAGTTGAAACGCTTTGGGTTTGTCCTTGGGTTGATCCCGCCTTCGATTTCAATTTTAGACGCTGATTTGGCGTTGTTGCCTAAAAAGCGACCACCGATCGGGTACGGATAATCAAACGTATTTTCTGGCAGCCCAACGCCTTGTGCCTTACGAAAGTTATCAAACATCGCCATTAAAAAGTTTGCCTGTGGATCTGCACCGCCAGTCCACGCAGCCATCGGATCTGCGAAGCGCTCTACAAATTTCTGGCGACCTAATTTTTCGCCATATTCATCAATAAACGCTTTCTCAAGCTGGCCCATAAAATACCAGTCGGATGTATTTGGCCTATCGATGCCTTTTTCGTATGCCTCAAGAAGATTTCTTTTTGCCTGCGGATCGCCATAAATCTTGCGGTATTTATCTACAGTCTCTTGCTTCGCCGGCAATACGGAAAGCGTTTGATTTGGCTGCGATGCGACCGGATACTTGTATCGGTCAACAGTGAAACGATCGGCGATGTTGAAATACGGGTCATAGTCGCCAGCATTAATCCGGCGCTGCGTGGCGTCGCGTAATTGCTTTACAGCTTTGGCTTCTGGGCTTTCGCTTTTAGCTAGGTACTCTTTACCTTTTTTCTTATCAAACTTAGTGACCGGCGGCGTTACTTCAGGATAACGCTGGCGCAATGCAAATTTTATAATGTCATCAAGTAAATTCATCACCACTTCACCTTGTTTGCCCAATAAGCCGCGGACATCTTGCCCTTGGCTATGTTTTTCGCATGACGCGCCTTAAACGATTTGCTGCGCGCCGTAGATTTCTTGTCACCGCTGACACCCTGCTGGCCAAAGCGGATCGTCTTAACTTTGTCGCCTTCTTTCGCCACCACGACGTGCGATTTCGTCGGGTGCTTGGGGGTGCGTTTTGGCTTGTTATATTCAGATACGCCGACACGAGATAACCGAGCATCTTTCTTCTCCGACATCAAAACATCTCCGTCACGGTGATTTCAACACCGCCATGCGCGTGCGCGTCGATCGCGGCCAGCTTTTGACCGCCCTTCACCTTAAAATATTCGACGTTGCCCGCGGAAAGTGACGGGCTGTCGCTCTCCGAGGCCGTAGGATTGTCGCCAATCGCGAAGTGGCAGTGATCGCCAGTAACCGACACGCGGACGATGCGCGTATCAGCGCCAAACGCAGGCGTCTGCGTCGACACCGTGGGATTGTCTAATACGTGCGTCGTGCCTAAGCCGAATATCGGGAAGTGCCAGCCGTTGCTGCCTGTCGCGCCGACCGCCATTAGATCGCTCGTTTCAACTTACCAAGGCAAACGCCAGCCTTTTTACACGCTGCCGGTGTTGGGCACTTTTTATATGGGCATCCTGTTGTCGTTGTCGCTGACATCACTTCTTACCTTTCTTTGCTTTCTTCGGTTTTTTCGCAGTCTTCGCGGCAGCTTTAAACGCCTTCGCGCTCGGCGCGCCCTTGCTTCCAGCCTTGCGCATCTTTTCGCCGCTTCCCGCCGCAATGCGTTTGCGCTTAGCGTGGATGTTCGCATACAGCCCCTTCTTTGGCATCGTAAGCTCCTTTAACACTTTATCCACATAATACAGTATTTTCGCTACTAAGGAACCCCGCGCGTGGGAGGCCGCGCGGGGGAGCCAGTAGCTCTTGCGGCGTGGAAGGAAGAACCGCATGGGTATTTTTACCATTTCGCGTGATTTTTCGCAATTAATGCTTGAAATATGTTTTTCGTTAACTTAGCGTTAACAATATAACCTAAAAAGCGCTGGGAGGCGCATTCACAATGACATTCTTCTACGCGCTCATTATCGAATACGCTTTGCAGGGGCACACCCTGCAAGCACGCATGTACCTCGAAAGCTCAAAGGCGTGTTACGACGCTCTGAGAGCCGCGGAGGCGCTGTCAGACGCAATGCCGGCTGATCTCTATTGCGAGAACACTGGTGAGCTGTCTGGCTCAATCCGGCCGATGCTACGGCCAAGTAACCCAAGTACAGGAGGGTAATATGAAACTACTTAGAAACATATTTAACAAGGCATACGCCATCATATCGAGGCTATGGAAGAAGCCAGAGCCAGAGCAGCCGAAAAAACGAAAAAAGATAAGACAGCGGTCGCGTGATCACTTAGGCGCCCACTACTACCTCGGCGACCTACTCGACCAGCTCGACAACTCGTTCAAGTCGCTAGACAGCCTGAAAAAGGTAAACAGGGGCGCGTATAACACTTTTAGCAAGGTATCGTGCCACGTAACATCGACAGACTTAATGAGAGGGACTGGCAATCAGTATAGTATTACGCGCGATCAAATACCGTCTGTAGGATGTAGTTTCATATCTGATATTGGCGACAAGCGGGTTACAAAAGTTGTGGATGGCGAAGAATTTAGGGCGCCGACATTTTGCTATTTCAAGCGCATAAAAAATCCAATCAACGTGCAACAATCAAATGGCGTTGTACTTGAAGTTTGCAGCGTCTTCGAGTTTGAAGATGGCCCACAGGCTGTGAATTATTACGTCTCCATAGACGAAGACTTAAATATAACGCCTCTCAAAGAGCTTCATGTTAAGGAAGTGCCTGTGCGACCAAAGGTGTCTCGCAAAAACAACAGGCCATTTAGTATACGCAGGGCGTACTGGCAGCAAGCTCCATACATTGAAAGCATGGCAAAAGAGCACCATGAAACCGTAGAAGAGGCCGCGGCATACCTCACTTGGATCGCCATAAACTCTGTTCTCGCAATGGATAGCGGCGTGCATGTACGCGTCGCAAAAGGATCAAAGCGCGTGACGTTTGCCATCGACATGCTGCGCACGCCATACTTCTTTAAGGATCGCGATAAAACGGTCAACGAAAACGGTAAAACTCAGAAAATCTTTCACATTGTGGCGGGGCATAAACGCAAGCTCGCAAACGGTGAGGAGACGACAGTTAAATCGCACTTCAGAGGCATACGAAAATTTATGTGGAACGGATTTAAGATCAATATTCTATTGACCGGAAAGCACATAAAATCTTTTAATAAAAACAACATTGATGGCGTAGAAATTCTTGAGAGCCAGCCAATGCCAGAAGGATACATAAATTCGCAAGAAATCGTAAACGCAGCAAGCGAGGTATACGATAGAGCTTAAACACCATGGGCGCCTTATCAGCGCCCACCGTAAGCCATGAGTGCGGGGGCGGGTTTTTACCTCATTTATTTTACCGCCAAACCATGGCAGCGTGAGCCGGTGCGACATTCACCAGTGATCACGCACTAGAGGGGCGATTGGTTCACGCCCCTCTTTTTACGTCTAAACGACACCACGTATCCCACGCTTCAACGGCTTGCTCCAGCTTCCCGCTGACGCTCTACCAAACGCCATCGTCGTGTGGTCGTTCGCCAGTGATAAGCACACAGCATCAGCGCGGTCAGGCGAATTAACGCCGCGCTTCTTCATCGCCTCCTTCGATTCAACTTGCATCTTGCCCGAGCTGGTGAAGTGATACCGTGGCGCCGCTAAGTCCGCATACAACGCATCATCGCGCGGCAGCTTAACGTCCATACCCTCCAGCCACGCCTTCGCCTTAAACCACAGCTCAGCGCGCAAGTTGATATACGTGTCCTTCTGCGACGACCTCTCCGCGACATTCAGCCCACGCGCCGGCAGCTCAAGCTCCCGCAAGCGATCCAGAACACCCGCGCCAAAGCCATTGCTATCAACGATGATCTCAATGGGGCGCTTGGACGGCGGCAGCGCATCGTACTCCGCCTTCACAGCGCCAGTAAGCTGCATTAAATCGAGATTTCGCCAAACCGTCAGAGGATGGATCACCGGCCCTTGCCTCTTGCACAACACGCTGCTGTCGTTGCCCTGCCGAGCGACGTCCAAGCCCCATATGGCCGGCGTATCCTCATCAATGCGTATCTCGTTGTTCATCGCGTGCTCGATCAGCGACACCGGAATAACCGTGTCCTCCTCGCTCGGGGGAAAGTTGCCAAGTACGCGCACATGATACGCGGGGCTGTCCTCGCCGTACCGCTTCTTCATGTCGTCAACGAAATCCTCGCTCACGCGCGGGCTACTAACGCAGCTCACATGCATCGTGTACCAGTCGTCGCGCAGCCGATTGTGCGTGTCGTAAAAGAAACCCGTGTTCCGCGTCGGGTTGCCCGTCAACACCGTCGTCGCGTTGTGGCCGGACATCGAGCCAGACGCAGCCTCGAAGACCGCGTTGGGTACGCCAGACGCCTCGTCGGCAATCAGGAGCACGTTCTGGCTGTGAACACCCGCCAACGCCTCTGGCTGCTCCGCGCGCGACGTCCTGCACGAAATAAACGTGCTCTCCGGCTGGCTCTTCAGCTCAATACGATCACTCTTGATCTCGAGCAAGTCGTTGAACGGCGGCTTCAGGCGCTTGGCGACGTTCTTCATTTCCGCGAAGCAGGCGTCGAAAAGCTGGCTGCTAGTAGGCGCCGTGACAACCGTCTTGCTCGGGATGCGCATCAACACATGCCACACAGCCGCCATCGCGACGGCCGTCGACTTCCCAACGCCGTGGCCAGAGCGAACGGATATGCGTCGCTCCGCAGGGGCAGCGATCGCGTCTAAGAGCTCCACTTGCCACTCGTCAGGCTCGATGCCGATGACCTCGCGGGCGAAGGCAACCGGATCATCGCGGTAGCGACGCATTAACGTAATAAACGGGTTTTCGTGGGATTTTTTTTGCGGGGTCATGTTAACACCTGTTTACGGGGTACGGGGGTGGGGGTGCGTGGGTGTGTGGGGACGTCCTTTGCATTTGCACCCGCCCGCCGAATCGAAGGGGGGGGTCATTTGCGCTGAGTGCATAGGTCATGCGTATAATGTCGATTATGTTAAATTCCACTTCTTGCATGCGACATATAAATAAGGCGTTTGCGCGATGCCACGCGCCAGCGAGCCATGCAAATAACGCAATGGCACAAGATGTAGTGTCAAGCGATTGTAATTGAACGCTCGTTCTGTTATCCGCGCGCACGCGTGTGCGACTGTGAGCCAGTGTGCGATTTCGCCGCTCACACGTCATCACGACCCTGCTCCTGTTCGAGAGCACGCATCAGCACTTGACGAAAGCCGTGCTCAAAGAAGAACGCGTAAAGCTCTTTCGACATGTCCAAGCTCAGCGTGGCAGAGCCATCATCGTGCTCAGTGATCTCGATTACCTTTACCTCGTTAGACGTCGTCATCGTCTACCTCTACCGCTTCACCCTCAATCACGTCGCCAAGTAACGCCGCAGCCTGCGCGTGCAAGTCGTTGACGCTGATGTTGATCGCCACGTCACGTTGTCTCGTATCGTACTGCGCGTTCAGCTTGGACGCCATCCACTTGTCCGTGTCCACTTGCAAGCGCGCTACGTTGACCATTGACGGATCAGTTGTCTGCGCCGTATCGACTGCACGCTCAGCGTAATAGTGTCCAGCCTCTAGCTGCGCAGTCGCGTAACGATCACGTCGACCAGCCTTAGCGTCTAACCACTTCGCCCACAGCTTGTACCCGATGTTCTGCTCCTTCATGATGTTACGCACGCTCTTGCCCTGCGCTATCTGCTCGAACAGCTCATCCTCACCGACCGCCTCTAACGCTGCGA